TGGTGGCCTATGACCTTGAGGCAGGAGATATCTTTGTGATTGGTGAAGATGGGGCACAGATCCCTGCACCTGTTGGAGAGCATCAACTAGAATCAGGTGAAGTAGTGGTAGTCCTTGAAGAAGGTAAAATTGCAGAAGTAAAGAAGGCAGAAGAAGAGGCAAAGATCGAAGTTGAGATTGAGGCTGCTGCTGAAGTACCTGCTGAAGAACCTAAGAAGGATGAAGCAATGGCCAAAGTACAACAGGCTATGGGATACCTTGAAAAAAAGGTAGAAGAATTGAGTGCGAAGGTGAAGGCAATGGAAGAGAAAGCAGGTAATGTAGAGGAAGCGGTGAAAATGTCCGCAGTAGTCCTTGAATCTCTTGCAAAAGAACCAAGTGATAAAGCTATCACAGCCCCTAACCAATTCGCAAAGCAATTGAAAGTAGAAAAAAACGAAAGGTATAACAGCCTACAAAGCGCATTTCAAAAATTAAAACAAAAATAAAATGGCCTTAGATTTATCAGCACTAACAAACTATGTAAAAGAGAACGAATTGCAGCTAACTTCTGCTGCTATCTTCTCAGCAAAGACTGCTTCACTTATCGAGAAATTCGGTAATGTACAAGTAGGTATCAAATCAGCAGAAACAATCAACATCATGACTACTGATGCTGTGTTTCAAACAGGTGGTACTTGCGGTTTTACTTCTTCAGGAACTACTACTATCACACAGAGAACTTTGACAGTAGGAAAGATCAAGATTCAAGAATCAATATGCCCTAAAACTTTTGAAGCTAAGTACACTCAGAAGGCTTTGAGAGAAGGATCTAGCTATGACTACATGGCATACGCTGCTGAGTATTCTGCACAGAAAGTAGAGCGTATTGGTGCAGCCCTTGAAACTGCTATTTGGCAGGGTGACCCAGGAAGCGCAAACGCTAACCTAAACAAGTTCAACGGACTTGCGAGCATGATCAATGATCTAGGCTTCGGTGGTGCAGGTGATCCTGTAAAGGGAAACACTTCTAACTTGACTACCTTGACTACTGCAAATGTTGAGCAGGCTGTAGATGAAATCTTCGCTGCTATTCCTGCTGCACTTTTGGATAAGGATGATCTAGTTATCTTCTGCGGTAACGATACTTTCAGAGAGTATGTGATTGCTTTGAGAGATTCTAATTTGTTCCACTATCCTGTAGATGCGGCAAATATGGAACTAGTAGTACCAGGAACAAACATCAAATTGATTGGTGTAAATGGTTTGAATGGAACTGATTACCTTTTCGCTTGCTCAATGGCTAACCTTTACATTGGTACTGACCTTTTGAATGAGCAAGATCGCTTTGAACTGTTCTACGCAAAAGAGGCAGATGAAATGAGATTTGTTGTAGAATTCAAATTCGGTGTTCAGGTAGCTTTTCCTGATCAAATAGTATTTTGGAAGAAGGCATCAGCCTAATTAAATTTGGGGAAGAGAGTGGCCTCTTCCCCTTCACTTTATAAATAAATAAAATATGCCTTGTGCCTTAACTCAGAATTACACACTAGACTGCAAAGACAGCGTAGGCGGTCTAGTAGCGGTGTACTTCGCACCTTATGAAGATTTGAATGTAGTGACCATAGCAGCAGGAGTAGTGACTACTTTGACTATGGATGCTACCAAGAGATTCTACAAGTATGATCTTGTAAAAGAATCTTCAAACTTCGCAGAGGCTGTGAATACGAATGTGCAGAATGGTACTATTTTCTACACCCAAACACTCGAAATTATCCTTAACAAATTGCAAGTAAATACCCGAAATGAAATTGTTCTTTTGGGGAAAAACAGACTTGCTGTGATTGCTACAGATAATAACGGGGAAAATTGGTTCTTAGGTGTAGGTAATGGTTTGGATTTGACAGGTGGAGGAAGTGCTTCAGGTACTGCCTTCGGTGATAGATCAGGTTATACATTGACCTTCACAGGTAATGAGAAAGAACTCTGCCCTAAAGTGACAGCAGTCATTCCAATTACCTAAAATATTTGGTTTGTTGTTTAGATGTGAAAGCACCCTCAATTTTGGGGGTGTTTTTTTTGTGTACATTCTGAAGGGTTTTTGTATTTAAAGGTATGGTGATAATTCAGAAGGGGGTGAATAGTGTGATATACATAGCCCTATTTGACAAAAGAGAAACTAGCAGCAATTCCTACATCTTTCTATTTCAGAATGAAGTGACAAAGGAAGAAGTGAACTTAACCCTTACAGATGTGAGTGACTTCAAGCAGAGATCTTCAGAGTTCAATATCTTAGCAGCATCTTTCACTAATGGAACTGTGGGATTTTGGCGGTACTATGTAACTCAATCGGGAAGCGGTGCTGAGATTATTGCGACAGGAAAAATGGAATTGACTGCACCTGATCTATCTACTACAGGAGTGGTGAGATACAACGGGTATAATGGTAACTATAAGACCTACACAACAGCATGATAAAATTATTCAAGTTTGATCAAGTGCCTCTACCCGTTTACAAAGAAGTTAAGGGGAAAGACTACATCTACTATGGGGAGAAGAATGACTACCCTAACTACCTACTAAGGATCTACAACAATAGCGCAAAGAATAACGCTATCATTACGGGGAAGGTAGACTATATATGTGGCAATGGGTGGACAGTAAAGGCTGAAGATGAAATGCAGAAGGCTAAGGCATTCGGCTTGATTGATCGAATCAACACCAAGCAGGAAAGCCTTAACGAATTGACAAAGAAGCTAGTGACTGATCTATCCATCTTTGGAGGCTACTACCTTCAGGTGATATGGACTAAGGGCACGGGAGAGATTGCAGAACTCTATCATGTAGACTACTACAAGGTGAGAACGAATGCAGACAATAGTGAATTCTATGTGTCCGACAATTGGATCAAGAATGACAATGTCAATCCTAGACCTGATTTCGAGACCTACCCTGCATTTGATCCTAATAACACCACAGGTACACAGATCCTATACTTCAAAGAATACAGAGCAGGAGCGAATACCTACAGCCTACCTGATTACAGAGGGGCTATATCTTACATTGAACTAGACATCTCTATCGGGGAGTACCATCTGAACACCATAAACAACGGGATGTTCTCAAGCAAGTTAATTAACTTGAACGGAGGAAAGGTGTCCCAGGAAGAAGAAGATAGAATTGAAAGACAATTCAAAGACAAGTTCGCAGGATCTAAGAATGCAGGAAAATTCATGCTAGCATTCAATGATTCCAAGGAGAATGAACCTTCCATCATTGATCTATCGGGTACTGAATTAGATAAGCACTTTGACCTATTGAATAAGACAGTACAGCAGGAGATCTTTACAGGTCATAAGGTTACTAGTCCTATGCTTTTTGGAGTTAAGACTGAAGGACAGCTAGGAGGCAGATCTGAAATGAGAGAGGCTTCTGAGTTATTTCAGAACACCTATGTGAATTCAAAGCAGCAAGCCCTAGAGGAAGTCATCAACTACCTTTTAAAGTTCAATGATATCATAGCTGAACTTGAAATCAAGAAGACTGAACCTATCTCATTCCAATTCACAGAGCAGATCATCAGCACTAACATGACTCAGGATGAGATCAGAGAGAAGCTAGGACTTGCACCAATTGAGAAGAAGGAAAGCCAAGGGGCACAGGACATCATCAACTCTTTGAATAGCTTATCCCCATTGATTGCTACCAAGGTAGTGGAGTCTATGGATGTAAATGAATTAAGGGGCTTGATTGGACTACCTGTGCGGACTGAAATCGTAACACCTACAGAAGTCATCACAGATCCTAATCAAGGATTCTCTGATCACCTCCACCTTGAATGTAGCATCTCAGAACATGATTTAAATATCCTAGATAAGTTTGAAGGGAAGGGAGTATCAAAGCAAGGATTCAAAGTGATTGAAAGTTCAAAGATGCACTTCTCTAGCATGGATGATTTCATCAAGCAGGATCTATTTGCTGAGTATATGCTCAATGAAGTACAGAAGAAGATCATCACTCAGATTCAAAGAAATGAGGCGGTGACAATCCCACAAATAGCCAAAGCAGTAGGGATAGATGAAGCATCTGTGATCTCAAGAATCAATACTTTGATTGATGATCAGGTGCTAGTTGAAAAAATCACCCGTGAAGGATTGATCACTAGATCCGTGACTAGATCAGGGGTAGCAGCTATCAAGAGACTACAGCCTGTGACTTCATTCAAAGTGCTTTATAGCTATGAAGAAAGACCTAACATTCCCGAAGCTAAAAGTGGATCTAGACCTTTGTGTCAAAAGCTATACAAAAGTGATTTATTCTTCACACGGGAAGAGATTCAAAATATATCCAATCAGCTAGGCTATTCAGTATTCCAACTTTGTGGCGGATGGTACACCAACCCGAACACAGGCAAAAGAACTCCTTTCTGTAGACATGAGTGGAAGCGTAATGTAGTAGTAGAAAAAACATCAAGATGAGCGCAAATGTATTAATGATCAGTGAGCAGTCCTTTAAGGATTTCACTGTAGCCTCCGCAAATATTGACCTGAAGAATGTAACTCAAGTCATCAAGATGACTCAAGATAGGTACATCCATCCTATCTGTGGTACTGCTCTATATGATAAGATCCTCACACTCATTTCAGCAGGCACTATAGGACAGGGTGGGAATGCTGTATATAAGACCTTCCTAGATAACTTCCTAACAGATACCCTATTCAATTATGTCCTAGGGGAATTGCCTATGGCTATGCAGTACAAATTCGTAAATAAGGGAGTAGTAAAAAGAAAATCAGAGAACATCACAGAACCTACCTTCGCAGAACTTCAAAGCATTTCACAATACTACAAAGGATATGCTGAGTGGTATGCTGAACGGGCTATAAATTACCTTTGTGCAAATAGTACCCTATACCCTGAGTACTTGAACCCAGGATCTGATGTGACTACTATTCAGCCTGTAAGCAATCAGTACAAGGTTGCAATCAATCTAGGCAGGGGGGACTATGAAGATCACCGACCATATAGCGAAAGATACCAAGGCAATAGATACAAAAAACCATTCTAAAAAATGGCTTACAGCAAAAACGAAAAGAAGCTAAAAGAATTTCTATCCAAGCAAGATGACATTAGTAGACCTAGTCAAAAAGTTAAAGGCAATCCAAGAAGCACACCCAATGATCCGAACCTTCGGAGAGGGTGACATCTACGACTATGTAGATAATGGTGGAGAGATTGAATACCCTGTCCTTTGGACAGTAGTGAGACCTTCCGTGTATAACGGCACTACTCTCCGCTATGATCTAGTCCTTCTATTTGCGGATCTCTTGACTGAAGATAAAAGCAACAGACTACAGATTCAAAGTGATCAGCTACTTGTGGCTTTGGATGTACTAGCAAAATTGAAACTAGACAATTCCTATACATTTAATACTACACCTAATGCTGCTATCGAATTCTTTCAGGAACGCTTTGATGATTTTACAGCAGGAGTATCTATTGCTATACAAGTGACTGCTCCTATGCCTTTGAACCTTTGTGTCATTCCAACTATAGCCTAAAATGAATATCTTGAAAAGTGATGAAATAGGAGTGCCTTCTACATTGGTAGCCATCTTTGCAAATGTATCCCAAGTGATCGGGCTAGGTTTTGTGAATATGTTTTTCACATGGATCATCTCGATCTTATCAATCATCTATTTGATCTACAAAATCAAAAACGAGAAAGGTAAATTTGACCAAAAGAAAAATGAAGAAGGGAAGTAGTGTACAGATCAAGGTCACCTTTGGAAAAAGGAGAAACGGGAAGGCAAAGAAGGCATATAGTAAGGCATTGAATAAACCTAAAAAATACAGGGGACAGGGAAGATGAAAAAGTTTTTCACTTGGGCAAAAGGATTTCTATCTGAAGGTGGAGAAGCATCTAGTAAAAGACTAGTAGGTGTATTGAGTGGAATCACTCTATGCTGCGCTTTATTTTTGAATCAAAACGAACCACTAGTATATTCAGTAGCTGCCCTGTCTGCTGCTGCTTTAGGTATCACGGCTGCTGAAAAAATATTCAAAAAACCAACAGATAAAAATGAAAATCAGTCCACATCTTAATCTTGCTGAGATCACTAGAAGTGACACAGCCAAAAGACACGGAATAGATAACACCCCAACGGCAGAGCATCTTGAGAACTTCAAGCTACTTGCAGATAAAGTATTCGAACCAATTCGGGAACACTTCGGAGTTCCTATTTTTATTTCTTCGGGGTACAGATCAAAGGCTTTGAATGCTTTTATAAAAGGTAGCACATCATCTCAGCATTGCAAAGGTCAAGCCATTGATATCGATATGGATGGAGGGAATGGAGAAGTGACCAACAGAATGGTATTTGATTTCATAAAAAATAAGCTAGACTTTGATCAATTGATTTGGGAGTTCGGAACAGACTTCAATCCTGATTGGGTTCATGTCTCATTCGTGAAAAACGGAAACAGAAAGCAGAAACTCAAGGCTGTTAGGTCGGGAGGAAAAACAACCTATCTACCTATCTAATGGAACTCATAAAAATTGCACGGAATGTGCATTCTCTTTCACTTAGCAAAGAGGAAAACAGAGTAGCCCTTTTGTCTGATATACATTGGGATAATCCAAAGTGTGACAGGGAGATGCTGAAGAGACATCTAGACTACTGCCTTGAAAATGATATTCCTATCTTCATCAATGGTGATTTCTTCTGCTGTATGCAGGGGCGCATGGATCGGAGAAGCAACAAATCAGATATAAGACCTGAACACAATAATGCAAAGTATTTAGATAGTGTAGTGGAAACTGCTGTAGAATGGTGGTCACCTTATGCTCACCTATTGACTGTGATCGGGTACGGCAATCATGAGACATCTATCATCAAGTACTCAGAGACTGATATCCTTCAGAGATTTGTAGACCTATTCAACTATAAGAATAAAAGCCAAGTTTATACGGGTGGATATGGGGGATGGATGGTGCTTAAATACCATGTGAGACCTAGTACTACAATGACAAAAAATTTAAAATATCATCATGGCGCAGGTGGGGGTGGAATAGTGACAAAGGGTGCTATCAATTTGACCAGGGCTTTAGAGACCTATGAGAACATGGATATCTTTATCATGGGTCACATCCATGAGAACTCAAGTAGAAACGATGTAAGGGACACCCTTCAATATAACCAAGGAAAAAGGGTCTATGAATTACAGCAGAAGCAGATCCACCTAGCTATCACGGGAACATACAAAGAAGAATATGGAGATGGTAGTCAAGGGTGGCACATTGAAAGGGGCGCACCTGTGAAACCTGTAGGAGGAAGAATTCTAACTTTGCACGGCAGAAGACTTGTGAAGGATGGATCTGAGAATTATGATTTGTTAATCGACTCAAATAAATTCCCACTATGAAAGCAGTACTAGAATTTGATTTGCCTGAAGATAATACAGATTTTCAAGCAGCCATAAATGGGCACAACTATAAAAGTGCTATATGGGACTTTGATCAATTGCTAAGATCAGAGATGAAGTACAAAGAACTAAGTGATGATACCTACAAGGCTTATGAATATTGCAGAAAGGAATTAAGAAAAATACTAGAGCAGGATAATTTATTTATAGAGCAGTGATGGAATTTTCAACAGATAACCAAAAAATAAGAATTGCTATTTTAGCTTTTATTGCAGGAGTGATCTTAGCTTTTGTGGTATTCCCTAGACCTGAAGTAGAGACTGTCTACAAGTTTGAAACGAAGGTAAAAAGTGACACAATTTACACTCGTGTAGTGGACACAGTTTATGTGCCAAAAATGAGTATAAAATCACAAGTTTTAAGGGATACAGTCCTTGTAAATTATCAGCCTCAAATAAGCCTGTTTAAGACCTCTATTTCTTCAGAGTATGGAAGTACCCATGTAAGTGGTGAAGTCCTTGGAGAAGTCCTAAAAATGACTGCTACGAATGATTTCAATATTCCTGTGGTGACCAACACGATCACCAACACAGAAACCAAAACAATAGTGCAGAAAGCTAAGGGGATCTACCTAGGTGCAGGGGTGAATTCACTTCTTGATCCTTTGGCAAAAGTTTCCTACTTGGATAACAAATATCTGTTTGAATACAGCTACCAACCCGTGACAAAAATTCACACTTTAGGTGTATCTAAAAAGCTATTCTAGTATGTGGATTGAGATCGATGTGATGCTAGCAGGTAGTACTATGGATTGGCAGGAACTAGGGCTAGATGTCAAGCACGAATTTGTGAGGCGAATGGTTCGGATTGAGGATATCGCCTATGTGCAGGAATTGGTGAATGATATACAGGTGATGTACTTCTATGACAAATCTTCCTGCTTAATCAGGGGTAGCTACCAAGAGATCCGTGATGAACTGCTTCATCTAGATCAGGAAGGAATGCTAGACTAATTCGGATTTTTACCGAATAACTGCATGAATTTTTCCCAAGTGTAGACAAGTTGTCTACGCTTCTATTCCTTTTTTTTGACTATATCCTGTAGCTGATTCCAAATATCTGATTGAAGATCACCCCAATACATCTCACACTTTCCATCTTTGAAGGGTGGACTCATGAAGTAGGACTGATATTCACTAGGCTTGGCGGTGTACCTAAAGCAGCCTTCTTTAAATGGGCATCCTTCACCCTTGCACATTGTGATATCAGGACTCATGATTTAATCTTCATTTGCCATCATTTCTTTAAGCCTATTCAATCTATTATTCCTGTACTTTTCTTCATTGGTTTGAATCTTCAGCAGGACTAGGTAGCCTATCAGATCATTGATCACATCTTCATCATCCTTTTCTAGGCTGCCGTTTTTGATCCGCTTCAGTTTATCATCTATGCGAATCAGTAGTCCTTCTTTTGCGGACAACTTAGAGAATACACCCAGGGGTTCAAGGGCTGAATTCCCATACTTGATATTTTTAGAGATCAGGAGTTCACGGATTTCTAGGAGGTAGGTCGAGACCTTGTGTGAAAAATCATTCATGTGATAAGGTATTCAAAAATGGCTATAATGATCAAGGCAAAGATAAGGGATAAGCCTACTACTCTCAAAAATGATTTAGCCTGCCTGTTCATGAAACTCTTTGAAGGATCTGAACCTATCCCCTTTCAGGTATTGACTTGATCGGAACTTTGACTTTCCCTTCTTGATCAGAAAGCCATCAGCAAAAAGGATATAGAATTCATTCTCTGCCACCACTTCATTAAATTGAATGTAGTCTACCCACCATTCGGCAGGCTTTCGATTTTCATCCATAACCTTTGAGGCTTTTCCGTATCCGAAAGGATTCAAGATCTCTGATTCTTCCATAGTTTTATTTGCAAGTTATATGGATAAAAATATAGGCTTTAAAAAAATCTAACATTTTGTCGAAAGTTTTTTAATAAATATTTTTTTATTTAATTTATTTCTTCGATATTTGACTCAACAAACAAGCACATCTAACCAATACCAACATGACAACTCAAGAATTCACCCAAGTAGCAAAGCAAAAATTCTCAGGACTTAGCCTAAATGAATTGAAGAAATCAGCGCAAACTTTGAATAATGATTTTTCAGATGCTGCCGATCTAATGATGAACGCAGTAATGGATCTTCTAATGGAGAGAATGCCTGAGCAGGAATTTATCAAATTTTGTAACGAACTATAATCACAGCCCTTCGGGGCTTTACTTTAAACCCTAAAAAAAATGAACTACGAAACAGAAAATTTCTTTGATCAAGAGATCACATTCACCTACGAAGGTCAAGACTACCTATGGATAGGAGACTACACCATCGAACACACAGGTGAAGATGAAAGTGAATTTGCCCCTGCCTACGGGGAGATGGAGATCACCATAGACTACACTAGAAGCCTATCATCCTATGAACACGGCTTTGAGGTAGTACCTACTAGATCCATGCTGATGGAACTAGAACTAGAAATTGAAAGAAACTATTAACCAAATAAACAAACCAAATGGAAAGATCACCAAGTATTCAAAACCTAACCCAAGGACTAGCCAAGTTTCACGCTATGGTAGGGCGCATCTCTAAGGATGCAAAGAATCCCTTCTTCAAGTCAAACTACGCAAGCCTTCCTCATATCATCACAGAGATCTCTGAACCTATGGAGAAGGCAGGTCTAGTCATCTCACAGTTCCCCGATGGGGATGGTCTCACTACTATGCTGATTCACGCAGATAGTGGTGAGTATTTATCGGCTACCTACACCTTGCAAGTAGTACGGCAAAATGATCCCCAGGCACAGGGGTCTGCTTTGAGTTATGCTAGAAGATACGGCTTGACTTCAGTCCTGAACCTAGCCATATCAGATGATGATGCAGAGGCAGCTATGAAGCCCTTGAGACAATCACCTCCACCTGTTAAGGTAGCACCTACAGAAGCGCAATTCTCAGGGATAGTGCAGTACTTGAATGGCACACCTGATCAACAGAAGACAGCCAAGGAGGCACTAAAGAAATACAACTTAACCAAGGATCAAAAAGAAATAATCGAAGGACTACTATGAATTTGTATCAACTAACCCAAGAAGCGCAGTATCTAGCTGCGCTTCTTGAAACTGAAGAACTCACACCTGAACTAGAGCAGGAACTGCTGATCAATCAGGAGCAACTACAGAGCAAGGGGATAAACTATGCAAAGGTCATAGCCAACTACCAAAGTGAGAGTGATCAAATAAATGCCGAAATCAAGCGACTCAAGACCATGAAGGAGAGCAGAGATAAGAAGGTCACATGGTTAACAGAAAGCCTGAAGAAAGCCATGCTAGTAAGCGGAATAGAGAAGATAGAATCACCCCTATTCAAGATTTCACTAAGAAGATCCGAAGCGGTGGAGGTAGATGTAGTAGAAGCCCTTCCTTCTTCATTTCAGAATGTGAAAAATGTAGTAACTGCCGACAAGATGGCGATCAAGGAAGCTATCAAAAAAGGTGAGAATGTATTCGGTGCTAGATTAATTGAGAACTTTAATCTACAGATAAAATGAAAAAGCAAACAGCAGTTCAATATTTCGCATCAAAGGTGATGTATTTAAACATAAGTCCAAAAGAGATGCATGAGTTTCTTGAATGGTTTGAAGAATCAAGAAAGATGGAGAAGGAGCAGATTGAAGATGCCTTTGACATTGGTTTTTGTGAAGGCTTTGACTTTGGTTTTAGAGACTTTGATCCTACTTATGAATCAGGTGAAAAATACTATAAAGAAACATTCAAATGAGCAACTATCTATACCTAGGAAAATTCATCAAGAGACCTGGAGACCTAGCCCCTAAGGGGGTGAAGTCTACCTACCAAACTGAAAAGCTACCATTCAATGAAACCTTTGAAAGACTATGGCAACTTGCAAGCATGAAAGCCTAGTTCCTTTAGTTAGGGAACTATACACCCAAGGACATACAAAGCATCAGATAGCTGAGATCATGGGTGTGAGATTGGCAGTAGTGAACTATATCCTGTATGTGATCCTAGGAGTTTCATCAAATAATCCTAGAGGGAATCTAGTCAATGAGATGCCTAGGGAACTAGTGAACAGGGTGATCACCCTAGCCTGTTGGGGATACACTAAGAAAGAGATAGCTGAAGACCTGGAAGTAAAAGAAAAGCTAGTAGGGGATCTGATCAAGGAGGCTACGGATAAAAAAATTATTCAAAAATTTTGTTGAAAGTATTGTTTATTCTAAACTATTGTTTAGATTTGTCTATCAAATAACATCAACCCCTAAAAAACATGACAAATCTACTACTAGTACAAACACTTAGAACAGAAACCGAATCAATGAAGAACAGCTACATGGCTCAAATTTCTGATTGGTCAAAAGAAGAATTTCAGAGAATTACTGAAGCTAGAAATAAAATTATTTATGACCTTCACTCAAATGTCATTGTAAGAAATTCATCTACATTTTGGAAGGCTCACAAATTTTTAGACAAATGTTATAAAATTCTTCATTTAGGTGTTGAAAAGTTTGTTGAAAAGCAAATCAAGGAAGCAGGTGAACACTATGAATCTTCAATCTTGAAACTATCCGCAAAAATTGAGAAGAAGGGATTGAACATTGAAAAGCTAGAAGTGAAAAGCGGAAGGGTAGGAGTAAATTTTGAAACTACTCTAACAGATGGAGAGAAGATAGTGAGAGCATTCACAATAGTAGCAAGCGGAGACATTCAGAAACCACACTACAGATACCTAATCAAATAACTAAAAGCCCCCGAAAGGGGGCACACTTTCTACATCATGAAAAAAGCAATTCAAATCACAGGCAGAATCATCTACACGATCCTAGCCCTATCTCCCATCTTCGCCATGGGATATATGCTAGGCCTTAAATTATTGTAATATGCAAAGACTAGAATCACTCAAGAAAATAGGTCACAGATTCTTTGTGAAGCATCCTAAATTTAGAGGCGAAGGAACTCTATTTTTCAGAGGTGGTGAGTTCTACTACCTACCTGAATTTTCATCTGAGATTCAGATGACAGAAGAAGAAGTATCAATCATTTTAAACAACTAACCAAAATCCAAAATGGAGAATCTAACCATCAAAACTCTTAGAACAGTAGATGTAGAATCTGAATTCACACTATCTACCTGCTTCACTATCAATCAGTACACTCACTACAAGCTAATAGATAAAAATACTAGCCTAGCCGTGACCTTCTATCCTAGTAGTAAGGAAAGTATTTTAGCTTTGGAATTATTCCCTAGCATCCGACTAGAGAATCTACGCTATGTGCAGTATGTTGTAAAGCCTGAGAACTATCAGGAGATCACAGAAGAAGAATTTAATCAGCATTTAAACGAGGCTAAAAAATTCATTTTATCCCTATGAAATCCACCGACTCTCAGACTGCCTTGATCAAGGGATGGCTTCTTAATGGTAGATCCATAACTCAGCTAGATGCCTTGAATATGTTCGGCTGCTTCAGGCTTGCTGCTAGGATCTCCAACCTTAGAGAAGAAGGGCTTGACATTGTAACAGACATAGTTACTATCAATGATAAACGAATCGCCAAATACTACCTAGGACACAAATGAGAAGGAGAAACCTAACCGAATACGAGAAAGAATTGATCTTTGAAAAATGGCAGGATCGAGTGCCTACAAAGGTGATAGCTATGGAGATGGGGGTGAGTTATATGTGCATTTTTAATCAATTAAAAAAACGCTCTCTAGTAGGATAATTGAAAAAAATTTTTATATTCGTGTATTCAAAGTCATTTTTGAGGTAGGAGCCAAAAATGATTTTCCAAAAGGTTTACTAAACCTAGCCCGACAGACTCCTACCTGTTGGGCTTTTTTATTTATCATGAAGAAAGAAGCATATTACTTTTCGCACGATGCAAATGCGAAAGATGATCCTAAGATCCTTCAGCTAAGAATGGAGATGGGATGGGAAGGCTACGGCCTTTTTTGGGCATTGATTGAGATGCTCAGAAATGAATCAGATCACAGGATGCAAAAGCATTACAAAAGCATTGCATTTGCATTGCACACGCAAGAGGATAGCATTAAGAGATTGATCAATGACTTTGATTTATTTGCTATTGATGATCAGTACTTTTGGTCTGAAAGCCTTTTGAAAAGGATGGAGATGAAGGAAGCCAAGTCTGAAAAAATGCGTGAAGCAGCGAATAAAAGGTGGAATAAGGATGATGATGCAAAAGCAATGCATAAGCATAGCATAAGCAATGCGGAAGCAATGCAATTAAAGGAAAGGAAAGGAAAGGAAACAAAAGAAAATATCTTAACAGAGGAAAGTCATAATGAGATATTTAGAAAATTGTGGAACAGTACTATATGGCTAGAAGGAATAGCAATAAAGAATAAGGCTAAAAAAGAACAGGTGCAAAATCACTTGAATGAATTTAGACAGGAGTGTATCTTGAAGGATGAATTAAAGGTAGATGAAAAGGATGCAAAGAATCACTTCATTAATTGGATGAAAAGAGGTAATCCAATCTTGGAAAATGAAGACAATTTACCTAAGTATCCGAAATCAACTATAGAAGATAATTGGTGGTAAGATGAAAGCGGAAGATCTACAGAAAATGAATGACCTTAATAGGGATATTTGGGGCATGATAGTACAGGCACAACAAACTAAGAATTGGGCTTTGATGGAAGTCAATCTCAAGAGGCTATACTCCTTACAAAAAAAGTATATTAATTTAATTAATATAATGGATTATGAAGTGAAAGGAACTACCTTGATGCTTCAAGATGAAATACGGGTGAGGAATAAGTTTGAGAAGCAATGGTTCAAGGATGTAGCTACTAGATCAGGAAGCTATCAGGATATGAAAGAGAATATAGATAAACACTTCCCTACATGAAAAAGAAATCAGAAAAGATCTT